GCTCAAGCCCGAATGACGTTGCTCGGCTACAGATGGACTGGCAGCGAGCTTCGCAAGGTTGAGAGGTTCGCGGAGCCTATTGTGTTCCAGTTTCGCCGTGAGCACGGGCGATGGGTGTTTCGCTGGCGTCCTCGGTTCACGGGCGGTTACGCTTGGCCGAAACCAGAGTAATTCCCTACGCCCCTCGCCGGGTGTTCCTGCCGTTTCATAACCGGACGCAACGCTTTGCCATCGGGGTGGCTCATAGGCGCTGCGGTAAGACCGTGGCCTGCATCAATGACATGATCCGCAATGCGGTGGTGTCCGATAAGCCCCACTATCGAGCGGCCTATCTCGCGCCCTACCTCAAGCAGGCCAAGGACGTGGCATGGGAGTATCTTAAACGATACAGCCAGCCGATCTGGGCAAAGCCGCCAAACGAATCAGAACTGTATGTGGAGCTAATCGGCGGCAAGCGCATCAAGATTTACGGGGCCGACAACCCGGATGCCCTGCGTGGTGGCTACCTGGATGACGCCACGCTGGACGAATATGCTGATATGTATCCCGGCATCTTTGGTTCTATCATCCGCCCCATGCTGGCTGACCGGCAAGGCACAGCTACGTTCATTGGGACGCCGAAGGGACGCAATGCGTTCTTCGACCTGTTTGAGCGGGCCAAGACGGACCCTGACTGGTTCCCGTTCTTCCTGCCTGCCTCCGAAACGCTGATCCTACCGCAGAGCGAACTGGTCGCCGCTGCAAGGGAGATGACGCCGGAACAATACGAGCAAGAGTTTGAATGCTCGTTCGAGGCCGCAATCATCGGCGCTTACTACGGCAAGGACATGGCTGAGAGCGAGCGGGCCGGACGGATCACAGACGTTCCGTATGACCCTGCGCTGCCGGTCTACACCACATGGGACTTGGGCATCGGTGACAGCACGGCCATCTGGTTCTGGCAGGCTCACGGGTCGGAAATCAGGGTCATCGACTTCTATGAGGCCAGCGGGGAGAGCATCGAGCATTACGCCAAGGTGTTGCAAGCCAAGCCTTACAAGTATGAGGCCGATTGGGTGCCGCATGACGCAAGGGTCAGGGAACTAGGCACGGGCCGCACCAGGATTGAGACGATGCTGACGCTCAAGCTTAAGCCCAAGCTGGTTCCTAATCACAAAGTGCTGGATGGCATTAACGCTGGCCGCGTTCTGTTGCCGCGTATTTGGTTTGACCGTGAAAAATGCAAGGCTGGGCTGGAGTGCCTGCGCCAGTATCGCGCGGATTATGACGACAAGGCTAGGGTCTTCCGTGATGGGCCTAAGCACGACTGGACCAGCCACGCTGCCGATGCGTTCCGATACCTTGCAATGGCCTATCGGGAGATTAAGCCGGAAGCCAAGGCGGCAGACGCGCCGATCAAGGGCATCCGTGATATGACATGGGATGATCTGCTGGCTAATCAGCCGGTGCATACGGGCTACGAGAGGGCGTGATGGTTTTTCTGGGCCTGATGTTTGTTCTGCTGATAGCGTCTGGCGTTGCGTCCATTGTCAGCGGGCGGCGCGAGACAAAGAAGCTGCTTGAGGAATTTGCCCGCGAAGACAAACAGCGCGACGCTTGGGGCTGATCTTGTCACGCATGATCGTTCTATCGACAAGCGGACCCGCGCACGATATGTTCCCCTGAACGCTTTGCGAGGGGCTATGCTTCCCGACGAACCTGAAAATCAAGACGGCATTGACCTCGTTACCAAATGGATTGAGGAAATCAATCTGTCTGAGCGCGAGTTGCAGCCGTGGTGGAAGACTGGCGACATCATCGTCAGGCGCTACAAGAACGAGAACCGGGCAAGGGGTGGTGGCCGTCCGTCTGTAGGCTATGAGCGTCGGCGCTTTGCTATTCTGTGGTCTAACGTCTCGACCCTTCAGCCTGCCATCTATGCCAAGCAGCCGGTGCCGATGGTGGATCGCCGCTATCGTGATGAAGACCCGGTTGGGAAGGTGGCCTCTGAGGTATTGGAACGGGCGCTAGGGTTTAGCCTCGACCAGTATGACTTTGACGGACGCGTGAAGCTCTGCGTTCTGGACTATCTGCTGCCAGGTCGAGGCCAAGTGTGGGTGCGTTACATCCCGCATATGCGCGAGGTCAACGCGGAGCAGGATGACGAACTGGGCGAAGGCGTTCAGGACGATGACGACACCGAGGTTGGCGAGGTCGAGACGCCGGAAGCCACCGAGGAAGTGGTTTATGAGGAAGTCCAGTGCGACCACGTCTCATGGAAAGACTGGCTGACTAACCCGGCTCGTGAATGGGCTGAAGTTCGTTGGGTTGCCCGACGCGTCTATATGACAAGGGCGGAACTGACGGAACGCTTTGGCAAGGACATGGCCAAGAACGTTCCTATCACGACGACCTCGACCGGCACGGACACGGCATCGGATGCCCAGAAGCAGTCCAGCCAAACGGGCGAAGTCTATGAGATTTGGGACAAGCCCACCAAGATGGCCTATTGGGTCTGTAAGGGCTACACGGGCGGCGTTCTGGACAAGCGTGAAGACCCGCTGGGGCTTACGAACTTCTTCCCCTGCCCGCCTCCGCTCAACGCCACGACAGCCAATGACAGCACCATTCCGGTTGCTGACTACGTTCAGTATCAGGACCAGGCTGACGAACTGGACGAACTGACGGCCCGTATCGGCAAATTGCAAGATGCGCTGCGGATGGTGGGTGTCTATGCCGGTGAAGCTAACCGCGAACTGCAACTGGTGTTCTCGCCGGGCAATGAGAACAAGCTAATCCCAATCGACACGTTCGACCTGTGGAAAGAGAAGGGCGGCGTTCGCGGCCTTATCGAGTGGGTTCCGGTCGATATGGTCATTCAGGTGCTGAAAGGCTGTTACGAAGCCCGCTCGCAAGTCCTGAACGACATTTACCAGATCACCGGCCTGTCGGACATCATCCGAGGCGAGAGCAATCCTAACGAGACGGCAACGGCTCAACGGATGAAGGGCCAGTGGGGTTCGCTGCGTGTCCGTGACCGTCAACGCGACCTGCAACGGTTCTGCCGTGATGCTATCCGGCTCAAGGCTGAGATTATCGCAGAGCATTTCAGCATTGACACGCTAAAGGCTATGACGAACGTCAAGCTCCTGACGGCGGCGGAAAAGCAGCAGATTGAGCAAATCATGCCGCTAATCCAGCAAGCGCAACAGTCGGGGATGCCTATTCCGCCCGGCATGGCTCCTGACCCTGCTATGCTAGAACTGATGGCCCAGCCGACATGGGAAGAGGTGCAAGCCCTTCTCCGCAATGATGCGTTGCGTTCGTTCCGCATCGACGTTGAGACTGATTCGACGGTTCAGCCGGATGAGAACGCGGCCAAACTGGCGTTTACCGAGTTCACCAGTGCTATCGTGGGTCTGATGTCAGCGGCGGCGAGCATTGTCCCGTCTGCGCCTTACACGGCTCCGCTGTTTGCTGAGGTGCTTAAGCAGGGCGCTCGCACGTTCAATGTCAGCCGGTCGATGGAAGACGTGATTGACAAGGTGTTTGAGCAGGCCGAGGCCGCACCGCCCGTCCAGCCGCCAGGACCGCCACCGCCTGACGAAAGCGCGATGCAAGTTGAGCAACTGAAGTCGCAAACGGCCCAGATGCAAGCGCAAATCGAGCAACAGCGGACGCAGATGGAGGGTGAGCTTGGCATGGCTGAACTGCAACTGAAGGGCCAAGAGCTTCAGGTTAAGGCCGCGACCCTTTCCCGTGACCCGACGCCACAAGGGTTTGCCTGATGCCGACACTGGACAAGACGCAACAGGGCAAGCGGCAGGCGAGCGCGAGGGAGATTAGCCTCACGCCAACCGCCAATAACTATAACGGTGATGTGCGGCTAATGATCGAAGCGGAAATCACCGTGCCTGCCGCCGCAACCTTCAATGAAGCCCAACTGCTTTGGATCAATAGCCGGTTGAGCGCCAACTACACCAACTTGACCGAGGCCATGCAGGCGTTTGCGGACAGCCAAGGGTTTGACAATTGGTCGTCAATGGGAACGTTTGCCGTATGAGCCGAGCGACTTATCGTAAGTGCCAGGCCTGTGGCGACATTCATGAAGTGTCGGAATGGCCCCGCGCTTGCCTTGAGCAGTTTCGCAAGGCCCGCTCCCATCTGCCAATGCCCGCTATTCGGGCCGATGGCATGGACCCGATCCTGAACCATGCCAACGGCCTGATGTATGACAGCCGGTCAGCTTATGAGCGCGGCGTCAAAGATGCGGGCTGCGAGATTGTCGGGAACGAGAAACTAACGGCCAAGCCACGGCCCACGCTGTCTGACCGTGAGCTTAAACAGGACATCAAGACGGCTATCGATCAGGTGGAGGCCAGACTATGAGCGACATGGAAGACGACATCCGGGCAGCTATGGCTGAAGTAAGCGGCAACGCACCAGAGCCTGCGCCCGTTGAGGAAGTGGTGGTTGCGCCGGAAGCGGTTATCGAGGCAGAAACGCCCCACGATGACAGCGAAAAGGCAGCAGACGGGCGTGTAAGAGGCCCTGACGGCAAATTTATTGCCAAGGCGCCAGAAATGGTGCAAGATACTCCCGACCAGCCCTCGGAGGCAGTCGCGGACCCTGCTGCAAAGCTCGCCATCCGCGCCCCGGCTTCGTGGTCACCTGCGGCTAAGGCCACGTTCGATAAACTGCCACCGGAAGTGCAACAGGCTGTTGCAAAGCGGGAACAGGAGATCGATCACGGACTGCGGCGCAAGTCTGAGGAAGTGAAGCGGTATGAACCGCTGGAACAAGTGCTTGCCCCTCGCCGCGCTCAATGGGCCGCGCAAGGGATGGATGAAGTTCATGCGGTCAAGACGCTGCTTGCAGCACAAGACCTGCTTGAAAAGAACCCGATGCAAGGGCTTGAGTTTCTGGCCCGTTCGTATGGCGTGAATTTGAACACGGCCCAGCCGCAGGGACAGCCATACCAGGCCCAGCCCGCACCGGACAGCCACCCAGAGATTGCAGCCCTTAAGCAGCAACTCCAAGTCCTGCAAAGCCAAGTCCAGACGGCGCAGACCGCGCCTATCGTCAGCCAGATCGACGCCTTCCAGAACGACCCTGCTAACCTGTATTTTGAGAACGTCCGCGATGACATGGCGGTCCTCTTGCACAACGGGAAAGCGTCGGACCTGAAGGAAGCGTATGAAATGGCTTGCTGGATGAGGCCGGATATTCGCCCGTTCCTGCAAACAGCGCAGGCCCCGGCAGCTCCCGTGCAAGACAAGGCGGCGCAGGCGCGACGGGCGGCTGTCAGTGTCACCGGGTCTCCGGGTCAAACCCGTATTCCCAAGTCCAATGGATCAATCGAGGACGACATCCGCGCAGCTTTTGAAGAAGTTGCCGGTGCGGCCTAGGAGAACTTAAATGACCTCCCCGAATCTTTCGGAAATCGCAACCACGACCCTGCGTAATCGCACGGGTAAGCTGGCTGACAACGTTACCCAGAACAACGCGATTCTGTCGCGTATGAACCGTCGCGGCACCATCAAGCCGGTGTCCGGTGGTCGGACCATCATTCAAGAGCTGGAATACGCTGAGAACGTCACTTATCAGCGTTACTCGGGCTACGAAGTCCTGAACATCTCGCCTAGCGATGTGTTCACCTCGGCTGAGTTCGACTGGAAGCAAATCGCTGTCAACGTGACCATGAGCGGTCTGGAGCAACTGCAAAACTCCGGCGTTGACGCCATCATCGACCTGCTGGCCTCGCGTATCAAGAACGCGGAAAAGACCATGCAGAACGGTGTGGCTGAAGACCTGTACTCCAACGGTACGGCTTCGGGCGGCAAGCAGATTGGTGGCCTTCAGCTTCTCGTCGCTGACGACCCCACCACCGGCACTGTCGGCGGCATCAACCGTGCAACGTGGTCCTTTTGGCAAAACCAGAAGTTCCAAGCCACTTCGGACGGCGGTTCGGCTGCCTCGGCTGCCAACATCGTTCGCTTCATGAACAACCTGTATCGTCAGTGCTCGCGTGGCACCGACAAGCCGGACCTCATTCTGTGCGATGACAACTATTTCGCATTCTATGAGTCGGCGCTTCAGGACATCCAGCGCATCAGCAACCCCAACGAAGGCGACGCCGGTTACGTGTCGCTGAAGTTCAAAGGCACCGACGTGGTGTTTGACGGTGGTTTCGGCGGGGCTTGCCCGGCCAACCATATGTATATGCTGAACACCGGCTACATCCACTGGCGCCCTCACAAGGACCGCAACATGGTCCCGCTGGAAGAAGTCCGTTCGATCAACCAGGACGCTATGGTCAAGCCTATCGTTTGGGCTGGCAACCTGACCCTCTCGAACGCCTTCCTCCAAGGCGTCCTGTTCCAAACCTGATCCCCCTAGAAAGGAGCCACTAACATGGCATCGACTGCTGCTACGGTCTTTTCGACCATTCCGACTGTGGGGATTGATCTGGACGACAAGTCCTCGACCCCGGCCTTCGCCGTCAACACGACTGTTCGTGCTAACGACGCTCGCCTCCACCTCTACGCCCGTGCTTCGGAGGCTCTGTCTTCGACTGCAACCATCGTGATCGGCACCAACGGCTCTGCGTCGTCGGATTCCGGTTCGGCTGGCTTCACGGTCAACACCACGGGCGGTGTCGCCGCTGGCCAATATTTCTGGGCCAAGCGCACCGCCATCTAACACCTGTCCCTTTCCCTAGCCTCCACTGGGGTTAGTGTGATAGCCTAACAGCCGTGGGGTTCGTCCCTGCGGCTGTTTTGCTATGGAGGTAGCATGATCAATGTTGTCAGCGTCCGCGTCGGGACCAAATACCCGATCGAATACGTCATTAAGCTGCATGACGGCATTGCCCGGCATCTGGACGAAGAGCAGCGCCATTGGTGCCTGACTGACAGGCCGGACGAACTGCCTGAAGGCATTACGGCTATTGCGCACAATCCCGATCTGCCGGGCTGGTGGCAAAAGGTTTATCTGTTCTGCGAAGAAGCGATGCCGTGGGAGCTAGGCGACGAGGTTCTGTATATGGACCTTGACGTATGCGTGACCGGCAGGCTTGAAGAACTGCAACACGGCATCATCAAAGATTGGCACTGGCCCTGCTACAACAGCAGCGTCATGCGCTGGCAGTTTGGCGACCATTCCGACATTTGGACATGGTTTGAGCCTGAGTTTATCGACCTGCCGTCTGATACCCTGCAAGGCCTGTTGCCTGAAGGCCAAGTGAACGGCGGGGATCAAGAATGGATCACGCAAATCAGCACTTGGGACACGTTTCCCGCTGATATGTTCGTCTCATACCGGAATGCGGTATCATGGCCCCCTGAGACAGCTAAGGCAGTTATCTTTCACGGCCAGCCAAAGCCGCATGAAGTGACTGAGGGATGGGTGCCAGGTGTCTGGCGCGTCGGTGGTTACACGGCCATGCCAGAGCTAAAGGGCATGAACGTAACGCACGACTTTGCCTATGCCAACGTGCGGACGAACGTGCAGCGGGATTTGGCGTGGTTCTCCGGCTTTGGGGATCAGGACAAGGCTTGCGTCATTGTCGGTGGCGGTCCCTCGCTTGCGGACAGTGTGCAGGCCATCAAGGACCATCGCAGACGCGGTGCCAAGATTATCAGCGTCAATAATGCAATGCGGTATCTGATCAAGCACGGCCTAACGCCAGACGCTCACGTCATGCTGGATGCGCGGGAAGAAAATCTGCACATGGTCGAGGATGCGCCAATGTCCGTGCGCTATTTTCTCGCTTCTCAGGTTCATCCGTGCGTGTTTGATGCTCTTTCGGGGCATGATGTTGTGCTGTGGCATAACGCGATGGGTTCGGGTGACGAACTTATGGACATCATCAAGCCGTGGTTCGACGAAGGCCCAGACCAGAAACCCTGCGTTCTAGTGCCTGGTGGTGGCACTGTGGGCCTTCGGGCAATCAATCTAGCGTGGCTGTCTGGTTACAAGAAAATACACCTTTATGGTTTCGACAGTTCCTATGCCGAGGGTTCACACCATGCCTATTCGCAAAGCCTGAATGACGGTGAAGCGACAATGGACGTTGTGCTGGGTGACAAAACATACACTTGCGCTCGCTGGATGATCCGGCAGGCGATGGAGTTTCAACAGCAGTTCCTTTACCTTCGAGATAGAGGCGTGAAGGTTACAGCGCACGGGGCTGGATTGATTCCGGCGATGGGGAGGCTTCTCAGTGCGACTTGAACGACCACGACACATAACCGATGGCCAATGGGTCAATTGGTATGGCGCAAAACGATTGAAAAATGGGACGTTTTTGGGTCCGATGTCCTGCGCTAACCTTATGCCTGATCCGTCGCAATCAAAACTTGCCCGAAGGCATCAACCCAAGCCTATCCCCGCGACAGGACCAAACATGGAGCGACCTGTATGGCATGGGTTCTAGGCCTTCTTGCCGTTTGGCTGTTGTGGTTGCTGGTCGTTGGCATCTTTGTGAACACGCGCCGATGAGCAGTCAGTATCACGAACGCAACGACAGCGAGCGGCGCAAGGCGTGGGCAACGCTCAAATGGTATCCTGAGCGATTGACGGACGCTGACCGGGCGCTGTTGCTGTTGGAAGAGCCGGACTTTTATTTTCCGGTTGACGCTCAACGGCACCTGTATGACGAAAAAGGCTTCGCAAAGTGAAACAGATTAACGGTCTTTGGTGGCCCGATTTTGACGTTAAATGCCGTGCGGTTGTTATCTCTGAGTGCGCCGCTGCTATGCCCCTTGTTCTGCCGTTGGTGGCTGAAAAGCGGGTATGTGTTCAAGCCGGTGGCAATGTCGGGGTGTATCCGCTGGCGCTGTCAAAGGTGTTTGGTCAGGTCATCACGTTTGAGCCAGATGAGGACAATTTTGAATGCCTGCACAAGAACGTCACATATGACGAAGCTCTTGTGTATTTTGGGGCGCTTGGGGCGGAACCTGGCTGGTGTGCGGTTGAGCGCATCGACACGGACAACTGCGGATCACACAAGACGCTGCCGGGAACGGCTATCCCAGTTCAAACAATAGATAGCCTGAACCTCGACCAGTGCGATTTGATCTGGCTGGACATTGAAGGTGCCGAGGCTGACGCCATTAAAGGCGCACTAGCGACAATTGAGAAGTTTTCGCCTATCATAGTCCTCGAAGAAAAGGGACTAGGCCCGAAAGCCGATCTGCCTGGCTATTCAAGCGTGATGCGGATTGGAAATGACACTGTGTATCGGAGGACATAGATGGATTATGTAGCGCCTGACGGACGGGACCGGATCATTCCGCGTTTCCATATCAAGCCGGTTCGCAACAATTTCTTGTCGGAAAAGGAAGGCCGCGAGGTCTGGACCGACGTGGAGTATGTCGAGCTTATCGTTCCCGGCGACAACAAGAACATTGTTGACGTTGCCGTGAAGGGCGAACACCGCGAGCGGTGGCCCACCAAATACGCTGCGTTCAAGGCTAACATGGAAGCCCCTGAGAGCGGCACACCGCTAGAGGAATGGGCGGGCGTGGGGCGCAGTCAGGTGATTGAGCTAAACAGCGTTCACATCCGCACCGTTGAGGCTTTGGCTGGCCTGTCTGATGCCCAGCTTGCCAAATGCGTTCCGATGGGTGGTCAAGCCCTTCGCGCTAAGGCGCAGCGGTTTATTGAACAAACGGAGGCTGAAAAGCCGCTTGCTGAAATGACGCAGCGCATTCGTGAGCTTGAGGAAAAACTGGCACTGGCACTGGAAGCCAAAACTGAGAAGGAAGTGGCATGAGCGGTCTTGAACGCGACGTGATGTATAAGCCCGGTGCTACCTTCTACAAGGAAGGCAAGTTCCTGATGTTTCGCTTTCAGGCCGATTCGTCGTCGGTCATTGGCCCGCGTGTAGCTACAGACGCGGACAAGGCGGCGCACGGCGCGGAATATGATATGTATCTCAAGACGGCGTTCAATAACGCGCCGATTGAAGCGTTTGATCACGACGGGGTGGATGGTCCCGGCGGTGTAGCCCAGCCTGTCAGCGACGACCAAACGGACGTTGTGGCGGTTCCTGAAACCATCCCCGCCCCTAAAAAGCGCGGGCGTCCTGCGAAAGCCTAACCAATGGCCATGAACCTTCTTCAAATCGTCCAAAGGGCCTGCCGTCTTTTGTCGATTCCAGTTCCTACGGAAGTGGTGAACTCGACTGATGCTCAGGTTCAGCAGCTTTACGCGCTGGCCAATGAAGAAGGCGACGAACTGTCGGGAACCTACGATTGGCAGGTGATGCGTCGGCAACACCTGTTTAATACGGTGGCTAGCGCGGTGCAGTCCAGCGCCATCCCGTCTGATCTAGACCACTTCATTGCCAACTCGTTCTTCAACAGAACGACCATGCGCTACATTTACGGCCCCATCACTCCGCAAGAGTGGCAGGCCATCCAAGCGCAGCCTCAGCTAAATCGCGTGTTTTTGGCCTTTATTGAGCGGGACGGTCAGTTTCTGGTGACGCCGACGCCCGCCGCCGGGGAGACGATTGCTTATGAGTATATCACGACAAACTGGGCCAAATCGGCTGCCGGTTCGGCGCAATCGTCATTCCTTGCTGACACAGACCTGACGTATCTGGATGACAAACTGTTTCCGCTTGGCCTCCGCTGGCGTTTCTTGAAGTCTAAGGGTCTGGATTACGCGGAGGATTTCCGCACCTATCAAGGCGAGCGTAATCAGCGCATGGCCCGAGACGGCGGGAATACCGTGATTGATAGCACCGGCGGCAATTATTACGGCTGGTCAACAAACATTCAAGAGGGCGGGTTTCCCGGATGATTTTGTTTGTCACCATCGCTGACACCAAAAACCAAGAGACGCAGCGCAAAAAGATTAATGCGCTACTGTCGGCCTATGCGCCGGGCTATGGTTCGGCGTTGCCAGATGTTGCGGACAGCCCTGATGGTCGGTTGTTTTATATCGGCTCGCAAGGCTATCAGAACCGTTCTGGGGCATGGGTGGCGATATGAGACAACCAGCACAGAGATACGGTCGCCAGCCCCTACGTGCGGTATCTCAACAGCGGGTGTCTATTGGACGCGCTGTTCCGGCTCCCGTTGGTGGATGGGACGCTCAATCTCCGCTGGCTGATATGCCGCCTGAGAACGCGGTCATTCTTGACAACTTCATTCCCCGCGCTGGCTATGTGGAACTGCGTAAGGGCTATGTGCCGTGGCAAGAGGGTATGCCGCTTCCGACTGAATCGCTTTTGGTCTGGCGTGGTGGTGTTGCTACGACGGCTGACGACATTTTTGCAGCGGCTGGCGGCTCAATCTATGACGTAAGCAATCAAAACGATGCGCCGGTTGAGGTGTTTTCCGGTGCTGGCAATGCGCGGTGGCAATGGATTAACTTTGCCAATGACGCTGGGACGTTTTTGATTGCCGCTAACGGGTCTGTCGATCCGGTCTATTATGATGGTTCGACGTTTGCCTCAACGGTCATTACCGGCTCGGCTGGGGTGATTACCCTCGACCCGCGCACGTTGGTTGACGTGATGGACCACAAGGGGCGTCTGTTCTTTGTGCAAGAGGACAGTCTGCGGTGCTGGTTCCTTGAGCCGTTTGCCATCCAAGGCACGGCCAATCTGCTGGACCTCGGCCCGATTTTCGACAAGGGCGGCTCAATCCTTTGCCAAGCCACTTGGACGCTGGATGGTGGTTCCGGTGCTGATGATCTGGCGGTGTGGGTCACTACGCAA